AGTATGTGATTTGCTGCCCAAGCAAACTGAATAACGGCTTTACGGGGTATCCGCCATGTGGTGGGTGCCCTTTTTGCATACAAAAAATTATGAAAGCGAGGATTTAACTATGAAGGATTTATGGAACACCATTCAAATCATCTTTGCCGCCCTCGGCGGTTGGCTCGGTTGGTTCTTGGGAGGCTTTGACGGTCTTCTGTATGCACTGGTGGCGTTCGTGGCAGTGGACTACATCACGGGTGTCATGTGTGCTATTTCAGACAAGAACCTCTCCAGTTCCGTTGGTTTTAAGGGTATCTGCCGTAAAGTGCTGATTTTCACATTGATAGGCATCGCACATATCTTGGATGCCAATGTTATCGGTGATGGCAGTGTACTCCGAACAGCGGTTATTTTCTTCTACATCTCAAATGAGGGCGTGAGCCTGTTGGAAAATGCATCCCACTTGGGTTTGCCGATTCCGGAGAAGATGAAGGACATTTTGGAGCAGCTCCATGACCGCGACAATAAGGAAAGTGAGGGAAAGTAACATGAATTTACACAAACTTATTTTAACGGAAAACGCCTGTTACAAAGCAGGCAGGAAAATCACGGTTAAGGGTATCATGGTTCATTCCACGGGTGCAAACAACCCGAACCTAAAACGCTATGTAGGTCCTGATGATGGTTTGCTCGGTAAAAACCAGTACGGCAATCATTGGAACACCTACCATCCCGGCGGCAGAGAGGTCTGCGTTCATGCCTTTATCGGCAAGTTGGCTGACGGCACGATTGCCACATACCAAACTCTCCCTTGGAATCATCGTGGTTGGCACGCTGGGGGCAGTGCAAACAATACCCATATCGGTTTTGAAATCTGCGAGGACGGTCTTTCGGATTATGCCTACTTTAAGAAGGTGTACCGTGAGGCCGTTGAACTTTGTGCCTACCTCTGTAAGGAGTACGGTTTGACCGAACAGAACATCATCTGCCACTCCGAAGGTTACAAGCAGGGCGTGGCATCCAACCACGGCGATGTGATGCACTGGTTTCCAAAGCACGGCAAGAGCATGGATACCTTCCGTGCCGAGGTCAAGGCACTCCTGGCGACTACCGATGAGGAGGAAACCGAAACTCCTGCAGAGCCTACGGTGACATATCCCGAAAAGCTGACTACTGGTTATTACCGTGTGCGTAAGACCTGGAAGGACAGCAAATCCCAGGTAGGTGCGTATCGTATTCTTTCCAATGCAAAGGCGGCCGCAGATAAGAACCCTGGTACTTTTGTTTTTGCCAATGACGGCACTGCCATTTATCCTGCCGACAGCACAGCCGAGCCGGATTACCGTGTCCATACGGTTGTGAAGGGCGATACCCTTTGGGATATTGCCGTGAAATATCTCGGCAAAGGCAGCAGATACACCGAAATCAAGAAACTGAATGGACTTTCTTCCAATGTGATTTATAGCGGTTGGAAACTCAAAATTCCGAACTAACACGATGCCCTTTGAGGATTTTTCCTTGAAGGGCATTATTTTTTTGCCTTTAGGGGGTTCGATTCAGCCTGTCTTTTCGCTTATAGGCAGAGGGAACATTTCCACCGTTCCCCGGACTGGAGGAATCACAATGGAAGTAAAACAGATTGAGAATTTTAAGATACCTAACGCCGTGGCACACGAGATTACGCAGGAGGAATTGCAGCGTGAATACGACTTTTACATGGCACAGAAAATGCTCGAAACCATGTTCATGTTCGGCATGATTTCTGTGGATGAATTCCACAAAATATCGGCTGTAAATCGCAAAACTTTCTCCCCGTTTTTGTCAGAGATTATGGGCTAAATAACTTGATATTTCTGCGATAGTACGGGAATATGTCACTACCCAAAAAGCGAGGTGAGTTGATGAAAAAGATAACGAAAATCGGGGTAAACGAAACCCTGATTCAAAAGAAAAAGCTGAAGGTTGCAGCCTACTGCCGTGTATCCACAGCCAGTGATGAGCAGCTTATCAGCCTTGAGGCACAAAAGGCCCATTATGAAAATTACATCCGTTCCAATGACAAATGGGAGTATGTGGGTCTTTACTATGACGAAGGAATCACGGGTACAAAAAAGGATGTCCGTGCCGGACTTCTTTCTATGATTGCTGATTGTGAGGACGGCAAGATAGAGTTCATCATTACCAAGTCTATCAGCCGATTTGCGAGAAATACTACAGACTGCTTGGAGATGGTTCGCAAACTGATCGGCCTTGGGGTTCATATTTATTTTGAGAAAGAAAACATCAATACGGGGACAATGGAAAGCGAGTTGATGCTCTCTATTTTAAGCGGACTTGCAGAAAGCGAATCGATTTCCATTTCAGAAAATACGAAGTGGGCCATTCAAAGACGATTTCAAAACGGAACCTTTAAAATTTCCTATCCACCCTATGGCTATCAAAACATGGATGGTCAAATGATAGTAATTCCTAAGCAGGCTGAAATTGTAAAGTATATTTTTGCAGAAGTGTTATCGGGTAAAGGTACACAGAAAGTTGCAAATGATCTTAATCAAAAGGGTATCCCTTCAAAAAGAGGTGGCCGTTGGACGGCTACTACCATTCGAGGAATTTTGACCAATGAAAAATATACTGGTGATGTACTTTTGCAAAAGACCTATACTGACAGCCATTTTAACAGGCACACCAATTACGGTGAGAAAAATATGTACTTAGTAGAAAACCATCATGAGGCAATTATTAGCCATGAAGATTTTGAAGCTGTAGATGTCGTTCTCAATCAGAGAGCAAAGGAAAAAGGCATCGAAAAGCGCAACAGTAAATATCAAAACCGATATTCCTTTTCTGGCAAAATTATTTGCTCGGAATGTGGCAGTACCTTTAAAAGACGAATTCATTCATCTGGAAGAAAATACGTCGCTTGGTGCTGTAGTAAGCATATAGGCAATATAACGGAATGTTCTATGCAGTTCATTCGAGATGAAGATATAAAGACTGCATTTGTTACGATGATGAATAAACTCATATTTGGTCAGAAGTTCATATTAAGACCACTTTTGCAGGGGTTACGTAATCAGAACAATGCAGCGAGTTTTCGTAGGATTGAAGAGTTGGAAACTAAAATCGAAAACAACATGGAGCAGAGCCAGGTACTGACAGGTTTAATGGCCAAAGGGTATCTGGAACCTGCTCTGTTTAATAAAGAAAAGAATGCACTGGAGGCAGAAAGAGAAAGGCTTCTTGTCGAAAAGGATCAACTTACTCGTTCCGTCAATGGGAATTTTACAAAAGTTGAAGAGGTTGACCGTCTGCTTAAGTTTGCAACTAAGTCCCAAATGCTTACAGCCTATGAGGATGAGCTGTTTGAAAATTACGTAGAAAAGATTATGGTATTTTCACGAGAGGAAGTTGGATTTGAATTAAAATGTGGAATCACATTGAAGGAAAGGTTGGTGAATTAGATGGGTCACACACCCTATGGATATAGAATTGAAGATGGAAAGGCTGTTGTAGATGAAATAGCATCGAAGCAAGTAAACGAACTATTCTCAGGATATTTGGCAGGACTTTCTTTGAAGGATGCTGCTAAACAAGCTGGGATAGACTGCTACCATGCCACAGCAAGTAAGATGTTGCAGAACAAGCATTACCTTGGCGATGAATTTTACCCTCCAATTATTGATGAAGAGACCTTTGAAAAAGCCAGAGTAGAAAAACGAAAACGAGCAGAAAAGCTCGGAAGGATATGGGAGCCTAAAGATGAAACGGTAAGGGATTACCCTGTAAAGTTCAAATCAAAACCTCTGGTGCAAAAATATGAAGATCCATACAAGCAGGCGGAATATGCCTACAGTCTGATAGAAAGTGAGGTATAACAAGTGGCAGTGAGTAGGAATGTAACAGTCATTCCGGCAATTAAACGAGTCGGAAATAATAAAAATAGTGAAAGCAAACCCAAAATACGAGTGGCCGCTTACTGCCGTGTTTCAACGGATAGTGAGGAGCAAGCTTCAAGCTATGACATTCAGATTGAACATTATACAAATTATATTAAGAAGAACAAGGAATGGGAATTGGCGGATATTTTTGCGGATGACGGTATCACAGGTACAAATACCAAAAAGCGTGATGAATTTAACCGCATGATTGAAGAGTGCATGGCTGGAAATATTGACATGATCATCACAAAATCCATCAGCCGATTTGCCAGAAATACGTTAGATTGCCTTAAATACATCCGGCAGTTAAAGGATAAAAACATCGCGGTATTCTTTGAGAAAGAGAATATCAACACCATGGATTCTAAGGGTGAAGTATTGCTGACCATCATGGCATCCCTTGCCCAACAGGAAAGTCAATCCTTAAGTCAGAACGTTAAGCTGGGAATTCAGTATCGATATCAGCAAGGCGAAGTCCAGGTCAACCATAAGCGTTTCCTTGGATACACCAAGGATGAAAACAAGCAACTGGTGATTGACCCAGAGGGTGCTGAGGTTGTTAAACGGATTTACAGAGAGTACCTTGAAGGTGCTAGTCTTTTACAGATAGCAAGAGGACTAGAAGCTGACGGTATCCTTACAGCGGCAGGCAAAGCCAAATGGAGACCGGAAACACTGAAAAAGATATTGCAGAATGAAAAGTACATCGGTGATGCCCTTCTACAAAAAACATATACGGTTGATTTCCTTTCTAAAAAGCGAGTCAAGAATAACGGCATCGTTCCCCAATATTATGTAGAAAATAGCCACGAGCCTATCATTCCACGAGACCTTTTTATGCAGGTTCAAGAAGAGATGATTCGAAGAGCAAATCTTCGCGGTGGCAAGGGCTGTAAAAAGCGAGTTTACAGCAGTAAGTATGCTTTATCGAGTATTGTTTACTGCGGACATTGCGGTGATATTTATCGACGAGTACATTGGAATAACCGAGGTTACAAATCTATTGTTTGGAGATGCGTCAGCCGATTGGAGGAAAAAGGGTCTGAATGCACTGCCCCTACCATAAATGAGGAAACATTGCAGAAAGCAGTTGTTAAGGCTATTAACGAACTTTTGGCTAACAAAGACTCATTCCTCAAGGTGCTACAGAAAAATATAGCTACTGTATTTAATGGAGAAAATGATAATGCCACTGATGACATTGATAGCAAATTGGAAGAATTACAACAACAGCTTCTTATTCAAGCAAAATCCAAGAATGACTATGAAGATGTGGCTGATGAAATTTACCGCCTTCGAGAATTGAAGCAAAATGCACTTGTTGAAAATGCAGAGCGAGAAGGAAAAAGGCAACGAATCGCTGAAATGACTGATTTCTTGAATAAACAATCCGCAGAGTTGGAGGAATATGATGAGCAGTTGGTAAGGCGGCTTATTGAAAAAGTAACGATATATGAAGATAAGCTCACCGTTGAATTCAAGTCTGGGATTGAGATTGACGAAGAGATATAGAATATTAACCGCCAATTAAGGGCTAACACCCTTTGGCGGTTTTTAATGGATTTTTTTAATTTAAAAGTTGCTTAAAATGACTTATTGTGTTAAAATATATGATGATCCAAATAAGAATTTAGGAGGAACCGAAACTATGACAGCCTCAATACGTTTAAGATAAGTTGGCAATAAAAAAAGCAGAATCTATCCTCGATGATAGGCTTTTTT